AATTACGGTCGAGGATTCGCCGGCCGGTTGGCCGATCAACTCCTTGACCTGCACCGCCGGCACGTCGATGTGCATGTCAATCCGGTCCAGCAGCGGCCCGGAAAGGCGGCTGCGGTACCGCTGCACCTGGAGCGGACTGCAGGTGCAGGCGCGGATTTGATCGCCCAGGTAGCCGCAAGGGCAGGGGTGCGAAACCTTTTGCAGATAGGTGCAGGTATGCGATAACGGTAAAGATTCGTCAGCCTGAAAATCTTGGGGAAGCGATCCGGCGCGCCCGAAAGCTGGTTGGGTGGACCGGGGAAGAGCTTGCCGAGTGGCTAGGTGTGAATCAGGCCACCGTCTACAATTGGGAAAACGGCGGCCAGATCCTACGGAAAAGGGACAAGGAAAAGGTGGGGTTGTTTTTGGGGGTAGCTATGCTACAACCGCCCCAATTGCCCGGTTGAGCTGCCACCCGAACTGGTACTCTTCATCCTTAGGCCGGAGCTCGGCCAACTCCGCCAGATAAACCGATTGCATGGACGCCACCATGCCAAGCAGCACCCGGCAACCGTCGGCGCCCCGCAGCTTCAAAAACGCCTTGAGCGAGGCGATGGTCTTTGGCCCGATCTTGCCATCGGCTACCATGTCCGGGTAATCCTTGCCGCCACGATTCAGCACGTTCAAACACCTCTGCAACTGCTTCGCCGCTGTCTCTGTCCCGGCCAGTACGCCGAAATCCGCCAGGCGCACAGCCAACGCCTGATGGTGATCGTAGACCGCGCCAAATCCTGGCCCCGTCCAGTAACTCGACATGTAAATGTTCACGGCGGCGGCGCGGGGGAAGTCCCGCATGTCGCCCCTGTATCCGTAGGCACGCGCTGTTTTCTCGGTGATTCCCCACCGGGTAGGCCCGCCGCTGTCGTTGGGGTCGCTGGTGTATTTGCCGTTCCCTTCCCGCTCGAGAATGCCGTCGATAATCTGCTCAATGGTCGCGCTCATTCCGCAGCACCTCCGCGCTCTTTGCTGTAGCCGCGCAAGATCCGGGAGCAACAGCTATCGCAAATCCGCGCCCAGACCATAAACCCGGCCCGGAACTCGGCCACGTCGGCCCGCTGCTCCTCGCAAATATCGCATTTCCCTGCACCGATAAAGTCCACCTTCAGCATCGCTGCTTCACCCTGAGCTGTGGTGTTGCTCGCCATTGTGCCGCCTCTCTGGTCCGTGTGGTTGATCGTCCGACCGGTAATTCAGCCGGCCAAAAATACTCTTGATGTCATCCTTCATTTCATCCTGGATCGCCGCAAGCACCGCGAGGCTCGAGGCCATTTCTCGGATAACTTCGCGGTCGCGCTCCAGGGAGTCGAGGCGCAAATCCTGCACGATATTTTTTTGCTTCAGGCCCTCCAGCGTGCCGCGCGCCACCCACGCACCAACGATGGAGCCCGACACCATGGAGCCGGCGCCGCAAAGGATTTGCCACCAGCCGCCAGCGTCCAACCAAGTAAAAAAGCCGCCGCCCTCATTTCCCTGCATCTGTTGCGGCCTCGGTCTGGGGCTTGCTCTCGGTCAGCTTGGCCACCACCAGGGATTCGGCCAATCCAGCAAGCTGCTTCTTGGTCGCGCCTTCCTTGGCGTCCGGGACCAGGTAGCAGAGCGCCGCCCAGGCCGCTGCAGCCGCGCAACCCTTCCAGCTCAATCCGCCGCTTTGGAAATACTCGATTGCCGCATACCCGCCAGCCGTGGCCACGCCGAAAAGGGTGGTCCGCCAGTTCGCCATCGTCGGAAGGTCGATCGTTACCTGTGCCATCGTGTCACCTCGTTTTGTGGTGTGAAAATCATGCCCCCAGCTGGAGCAAGGAAAACATTACTGCGCCGGGTACGCCTCTGCTAATCGCTCCAGTCGCGCCCTTTCTGCCGTCAATGTGCTGATTGACTCGCACGGCGCAATCTGTACCGGGTTGCACTTGTTTATGGGCGTGCCACAATACAGGCTCTGCCATATCACATTGCCAGCCACGGCGATGACCAGCGCCAGGAAAGCCACGACAAGGGCAGCGATAATAGCGCGCATCAGGGCAGATCCACCGCGATCGCAGAAACATCTTTGCCCTCAGCGTACAGGGCCTTGAGCCGCTTCTTTTCATCGTCGCCTGCCGACCAATTTGCGTTAAATTGGGCAAAACAAGCCATTCCCATCGCGGCCAGGCCAGTTTTGTCAAGCACCACATACACGTTATCAACGCCAATTTTGTCCGCTGTTTTCCACTCTCTCGAATAGCCGTCAGGGAGATGCGGTAGAGCCGCGATCTGGTCGGATATGTAGTCCCGGTCCATGTAAAATTTATGCCCGCTCCAGGTAAAGGTTCCTGCCTGCTTTGCGGCGACGACTGCGTCGACCTCGGCCAGCTTATCTTCCAGGGCGGCAAGCAGCAGCGCCACATTGGCCCCCTCCCTCCAACCCTCAATCTCTTGCCACACTGCATCAACCAGCTCATATCGGTCTGGGTGATTCTCGAACCATTCGAGCTCTCGAATGGTATAGCCAGCGAATCCGATAGCGGCCTCTACCTCCGCTACGGTAAATCCGTGGGTAAAGATGGGGGCGCGCGGATCCTCGACCAGATCACCGTCCATGACAGCGAATCTGCCTTCCAACAGTTGGCGCAAATGCTCTTGCCATCCGTCAATTTGAGATGCCCGTATGAAGTCGTAGTCCGCCATGGTGTTGCAAGTCGTCATTTGATTTTTCATGAGAGTGTGTAGAACCTATCGATTTTTTTAATGGTGGCGGAGAATGGAACCTGCTCTCCGTACTTCTGCAGCTGTTCGATCAAAACGTCCGATCCGGTGAACAGCACCCGATGGACCCCATCGACATTCATCTGCAGCTGCAGGCATTTTCCGCTTTTGTTTTTCTCATATTTTGATCTGGTGATCCGGTAGCCGATGATCTCGATCTCTATGTTCAGGATCTGTTCGATCTTGATCTTTTCGCCGTCGAGCGGCGATTGCTCCTCGGCAAAATCAGAGAACCTTTTAGGCTGCACACATGGCCTCTAGCTGTTCCAGTTGAAGCGACACTTGCAGGTTATGCGTGCATGCCCATCGCAGCCAACCACGGGTTGACGCAAGAGATGATCGCATTTGCTCTTTTGTGATCTTCCCGCATGCAAACAGTGTCGGCAGTAGTCGCAGGCGGCGCTTTACCCGTTGGGCCGTTGATTTGCGCAGCAGGATGTGGGTTTTGAAATGTCGATAGCCCAGGAAGTCTACGCCTGCAGACACCGGAAATACCTCGGCATAGCTGTAGCGAAGGCACAGCCGGTCTGCTAAAAACTCCTCAATGATCCTACGGAAATCGTGCAACTGCCGCTTGTCGTCTCCGAACAAGCAGAAATCGTCGCAATAGCGCAGATAGCCGGCAGGCTTCAGAGTATGTTTGACGAACTGATCGAGCTCGTTGAGGTAAAGGTTTCCCATCCATTGGCTGGTGTAGTTGCCAATCGGCGCATTTTTCCCACCCTTGCAGGAGAAAATGATGTCATCGATCAGCCATAGCGTGTCGGCGCATTTAATTTTTTTGCGGATTATCCTGGCGAGAATTTCATGATCAATGCTGGGGTAAAATTTAGCGATATCGCACTGCAGGCAGTATTTGAACCGACGAACAAACTCCATTGCCTTCCGGCTACCTGAATGCTGGCCCTTGCCAATCCTGCATGCGTATGAGTCGCTGATCATCAGGTTGTTCCAGATTGGCTCAACAACATTCATCAGTGCGTGTTGGACGATGCGATCAGGGGCGAACGGCAGAACAAATATCTCCCGCCGCTTCGGCTCGGTGATCAGCTTGACCTGGTATGGCGAAGTCGTGAATCGCTTACTGATCAGCAGCTTCCGCACCCGCTCAAGGTTGCCACCAACATCGGCTGCAAAGGCAACGATGTTGCGCATCTTGGTTTTTCCTCGAATCGCCTTGGCATAGGCCTGCTGGAAATTCCCCGGAGAGACGATTCGCTCCCACAGCCTTCCATGTCGTTTTGCCATATAAACCCCGATGCGGTGTTCGCTTGCGCTACTGGCCGCACCGGGCCTCCGTTAAGTGTTTTGCCTGATCCTTGCGAATCAAACATGGAATGAGCGCCCAGCCATGGGGAGTGTAGTCCTGAACCATGTATCCGGGTGCAACTGCGAGCGGCGATATTCGAATTCGCATTCCAGCGATAGTTATTCGCATTGCGATAACGAGACCTGCAATTCGTCCCATTATTCCAATTGCCGCCGGCCACCAGCCACCATTGGCACTCACCCCAATCCGTCCGCGCGTATGACGTTTTTTGCGCGAACGTGTTACGTGTTGGCGTTCCCCGCATGGCTCTGGGCGCAACCGCGAGCGGCGAAAGCCGAACTCGCAGTCCAGCGAGAGTTATTCGCATAGCGAGAACGAGACCCGCAAGCCGCCCCAGAAGCCCAATGGCCGCCGGCCACCAGCTTCACATCACCGATGGAGCCCTGTCGATAAAGAGATCCCTTATTTCCAGGCAGCGCGTAGCTCCCAAAGGCACCATTATACGTCGACGATTCGTTCTGATAACTCTGATCCAGCAGCCATTGATTCATGGCGCCGCAGCAATCTTCCGCACCAAAATTACTGATCATGCGCCGGCCGGCGGTGTCGACATGGCCGCCAGTGGTTACCTGGTCCACACTCCCGGCAATATTCGTCTTTTGGTTTGAGCCTTCGGCGATAATTTGAAACTCGGCATCCAAGAGGAGCCGCTTTCCTACTGCGGCCAGGTCATCCACGTGATCCATCCACACCCTGGTGTCGGTGATTGTGGCTCCGTTGGCGGAGGCTGTGGCCGCACCTGTGCCGGACTGCAAGTAGATGTCCACCCAGAGGTCCGCCCGATCGCTGTAAAACATGCCCGCAGGGTCGCACGTCGGCCTGTGGAGTAGGTCCCAGATTGTTGCGGGGAGGATATCACCGGTCAAAAATCCGGTTAATGGATGGCCGCTGATCGCGCCGACAGATAGGCAGAGGCAGTGAAAACCGCCTATTTTGCGGCTGGTGCCGGCAGTGTATCCCGATGGAACCGTCGCGTTGGCTGAGAGGATTAACTTGTCGGCCGTGGCGTAGAGGTACACATCCTTTCCGGCACGGGTAGCCGCCACAGCATAGGCTTGCGAGGTGCTGTCCCAGTTGGATGCGATGTCAAGGTCGATGTTCTTTGCCGGAATAGTGATAGCTCGGCCATTCAGTTCCATGCTGAGGTCAGTCTGAATTACCAACGTTCTGCGCCCATCAGCTGATGCTGACGATAGAATCGTAGCTGGGGATCGGTATGCAAAATGGTTTGGCAGTAAAGATGAAAATTTAGCTGAAAATGACGTCATCGGAGGGTATGCGGCTAAATTCATGACCACCTCACCCCGTAGGCATTCCCACTATCCCCCGCAGGCTTTACTAGCCGAAGCGTGAGGATAGCAGGCACAAAAATCACGTTATTGCGGGAACTCAATTCTACAGCTAACCCATCCTGCACCAACGGTGTCCAGTCTGCGTCATTTTCAGGATTTGGATTTTCAACTCTTGGTATCTGGATAGATACAATTTCCGTTGTGACCAAACCAATTATACTCAATGATTTTAATTTTCCGGATGTCCCTGACGTGTATAGCACGCAGTGTCCGGACAGCGCATTTACGGGCAAAACTATACTGATGTCCATTTGTACCCCTTGGGCCATGGGCCCTGATAATTACCCCCTCGTCACCGAGAGATTCCATTTCTGCAAACTGACCAGGCTGCCGCGCACGCTCTCCAGCTCGATCCGCAAAGCCGTGTTGAGCCGGGCCGGAACAAAGCCGCTGTCGGTTTGTTCGGTTCCGGCCGCGTAAGTGTAGCTGGTCCCGGTCAACCCGCTGGCCGTGCGCAGCAAGGTTCCCGCCTCGCCGTAGATCCGCAGAGTGTAGGTGGTCCCGGCCTCCGGGCCGATATTGCCCTCATCCTGCCGGTTGAGCGTAACCGTCTGCAGAGTGCGGTCCCGGTGCGCCCAGGTCACCGTCAGTTCAGCAGCCGCCCCGATGGAAGCCGGCCACCGGGCGCCGTTGATCTGCACATTCCCCGGAGGATAAGGCCGCATCATCCGGCCGACACAAGAGACGTTGTCAGTGGCCGCGTCCTCAAGGGCCAACCGGCCCAGCGAGGTGGACGGTAGGATCTTCACCTCCACCGCTTCGCCTGCAGCCCGATCCGTCTTATCGAGCCCAAAGAACCCCTGATGAAACCACATCTTTTCGCCAGCGGCATGGGCCACCGGAATGGTGTCGAGCACGCCCCGGTTGACGGTCACCGTTACGTTGACCGGATCAACGGCAGTCACGGCCACCAGTTCATCGCCCAGGGCGGCATAGGTTCCCACCTGCACCATGTCAGTGTCCAGCGCCCCTTCCTGGAGTTGGATCACCGAGCTGACCGCTGGGGTCAACGCCGTGGCCAAGGCCCCCACAAAGGGAAAGGAGTCGGTGTCGCGCTTGGCCCAGTCGGTGGCGCCGACGTTGCGGGTCCACATCTCGTAGTTGAGGGCGTCCGAGCTGGGCCGGCTGCAGAAGCAGGTGAGCATCGTCGAAGCATCGTCCAACTCGTCAAGCACCGCCGCCGACTCGCCATATTGGCGGACAAACTGCCACCAGGTCATTTCTTCCAGCCTGCGCAACACTGCATTGGCCGGCTCGGTCAACGGATTGCTCCACATGCTTTCAGCCGGTTCGGTGAGGGTGATGGTTCCCATGCCGTAGACGTCGCGGGCGGCGGTGATCCGGATCTGCCCCTCTGCAAGCGTGCCCATCTCCACCTGATCAACCCGCATCACCATCCCGGAGACGCCCAGCGGCTCCCAGTCAAACACAAAGCAGTCGCCCGGTTCCAGCTGGGCCTGCTTGCGGTTGATCACCAGGGTGCAGGAAGCAATCGGCATGCACAGTTGCTGCAACTCCCTGGCCGCCACCTTCGAGGCCAATATCGGGTCCGCGATGCCGACAAAGTCAAGGGCGGTCGAGTTGACCTGGCCGCCCATGCGGGCCACGCCGGCAATGTCCTGCACCGTGGTCGCCTGCGGGTTGTTGTTGCGATCCACCCAGTTGATCGTCACCTGGTTGATCGCTTCTGAGGCGGTCCTGCTGGCGTAGTCGACCAGCTCGAGCACGTTGCTGGTGTTTAACACCGGCAGCATGGCCGCGTTGTAATCGCTCCGCACCAACTTGAGGGTGAGCAGGCCAGTGAGGTGCGAGACGTAGAGGATGCCGTCGATATGGTTGAGGATGACCTGCAGGAAGTCTTCCACGCTGGAGTTTTTGGCCCACAGCAACGACAGGCCAAAATCCTCTTGTTCAGGCGCGTCTCCGGATCCAAGCACCCAGGCGGCGTACTCGAACGACGCGGCGTCCAGGTCGCTTTCAGGATAGCCCAGGCCGCCCCAGGTGGTGTTGGTCAGGGTCTCGCGGAGGATGTGGGCCGGGTTCATGTCGATCCAGCCGTCACTGGCCACAATATCAGCCAATTCCTCAAGCCAGCCGGTGCGGGTGCGCTGACCCAGGATCGACCACTCCTTGATGTAGGGGTTGTTGGCAGCCACCATGCATTTGCGAGCCACTAGGGCAAACAGGCCCCGGAACGCCGGGATATTGGTTCCCAGGATCAACTGGAGATAGCCGTTGCGGCCCTGCGACGGCAAACCAAAACAGACGTCCACCGTTCCCTTGACCCCTCCTTCCCGGCCCTCGCCGCCAAACAGATTCGGCTTGTCCAAGGCCAGTGCGGCATTGGCCGTCACGTTCCCTTCCCAGGCTGTTTTGTCGCCGACTCTGATCGCCAGCAGCTTGTCAAGGCTGTGGCAAAACACCAGATGCAGCCCGGCAAAATAGCGAAAACCGGTAGTGGTGCAGCTGTCGCCGCTGCTGCCCATCAGACGCAGCCTCCGTTGGCAACGCCCTCGCCCGCAGATACAGGCTCTCTCGCCCAGCCGGTCGACTCGGCAAAAGCCACGGCGTTTTGCGCCATGCTTGAGTCGTCGAGACTGAGCAGGGTGTCGACGTCAATCCCCTCGTTGACCAGCGACCGCCATGAACGGTCATGGGCCTTGCACCAAACCCGCATCCGCCGGTTGCAGTACCCCAGGGCTTTCAGATGCCAAAAATACACCCTTCTCATTTCTTGCTGCCTCCACACGATTGAATTGGGGTTGTGCCGACGTCGCCGTACCAGACGCAGTTGGTCTTGCGGATCTCGCGGGTGCCAAACAGCACCGGCACGTCCGAGGAGGCGTCGACCGTGGTTCCTTCGACGTCGCCTGGAGTGGGCGCCACCTGGGCGGCGGTCTTGGGCCGCAGCAGGTACGACAGCACCATCAACCCGACATACGCAACGATCTGCCACATATTCGCTCCTACACCAGGGCGTCGCCGCTGAACGGGTTCTTGGTCGGCAGGTACGGCAAACCGCCGAAGTTGTCCAGATTGGCAAACTTGTTCAGGCAGGCGTTGACCGTGCGGGCGCAGCCGGGCCACAGGGTGATGGCCGAGCCTTCAACCAAACCGACAACGCCGTCCACCAAAGTCACCACATTGCCGGCATGGGCGGTGATCATCCGATACTCGTCGCCCACCTTGGCCATGCCGCCGAGAAAATAACCAGAGCCCAGGACCGAGGCCCCACCCACGGCAACCTGGTTGCCGACCATTGATGAGACCGTGCCCTCGAACTTCCAGGCATCGGCGTTGAGACCGCAGGCCTGACCAAACAGGATGTGCGGGCAGCCCACCTGGTACTTGCGCCGCAGCCCAGCCCGTTGAAACAGGGTGAACATCGACTCTGACGCCAGGGCGGCCTGCGATCCGGACCATTTGCAGCCGGTCACCCGGCCCTTCCACAGCACCGAGAACTCGGAGTCCTCATAGTGATGGCGGAAAACAGTGACCACCAGAATCCCGGAGAGCCAGCCGGTGCGGAACAACAAGGCAACCGGATTGCTGGCCGAGACCTTGATCTCCAGATCAGACTTCCGACTGTCGGCGCCCTTGGTGAACCCGCCCCTCTCTATATACAGAGGCTGGTAAAGGTCCTCGCCATAGGCCACGGCATGATCTGCGGAGGTGAACAGCCATTGCTGTTCGCCCATGGCAAAGCGGTACAGCTCCAGGGGATGGCCGGCATACTCCGACCGCTCGCGTTCCAAATAGCTCACGGCAGCACCACAATCGGCAACGTGACCTGGAGACAATCCCAGGCCACCCAGTGGAGGGTGATCTCATCGCTGTCCAACCGCACCAACTCCAGCCAGGCGCAGCGGTTGAGCGTGGATGCAGAAACAGCGACCGGCAAGCCCACATCCAGGGTCAGTAGCTCGTTGCCGCAGGGCAGGGTCTCCACCGCTGTGATCATCCGCCGGATGATCGTTCCCTCAGTGGTGATCAACTCGACATGCGACCGGGCGTTGCTGCCCAGCAAGGCGTATTCGTAGCCGATGCCCTCAATGGTGATCGAGGGCGCCTCGGCGTCCTCAGCCTTGGCCAGTTCCAGGCCACGATCCGTAGCCGCCAGCCAAAACGAGGCAAGACGCCCGGAAAGGAGGTTCAAAAACTGCAAAAAGGTGTTGATCTCTCCCCGGCCAACGATCAAAAAACGGGCCTCACGGCTCATCACCGGCTCCAGGGACTGGATGTCGTACTCGATCAGGCCGATGTCGTTGTCCAGCGCCACCCATTTGTTGTCATACGTCTCCTCTCCCCCTTCCCAGCTGGGCGTGAACGGACACACCGGCAGGCCGCGATAGGTTGCCGGCGTTGCCCCGGAAGGTTGCCACTGATCATTGACCGCGCGGGCAATCAACCGGTAATCGCCTGTGTCCTCGGTGAATCGACTGACCCGGCGCTGATCCATACTGAAGCAGTAGCGGCAGGGCCCGGTCATGGTTGCCCCGGCTGGCCAGTCGGTGTTGAACGGCGCATCCACGGAAACGTAGGTCTCGCCGACTCCGGTAATGGTGCGGATCTCGAAATGATCGACTCCTGTCCATACTGCCACCGGCGTGCCGACCACATAGTTGTCTGATCCGTCGGTTATCGGGATCGTGCTGTCGTCGGCAGCGATGGGCGCCGAAAGCGCCGCCACATCCCGCCAAATGGGGAGGAACATCTGCCGGGCCTTGCGCATGCCCAGCCAGGTCTCGAGCTTGCGCCGCGCCGCCCCGGCAACCAGCAGCCGCAGATCCCAGGACCTGCGCGGCAGGGTGCGCAACTGAATCCGCTGTTCGGTGCGGTTGTGGGCGATCAGCACATTGGTTTTCCAGGCCAGGGTTTCTTCCAAACCGTCCGCCCAGTTGTGCGGGAGGAACAGATAGCCGACGTCAGTGGACAGTTGCGGCGCCCGCGTGCCGGTGATCGTCAATATCGGGTCATACGCGCAGGCCGAGACAAAGCTGATCAGGGCCTCGTACTCTAGCGGGCCGTCAACGCCCACCGTGACGTTCACCCGCAGCGAAGTCTTGGTCGCGATCAGATCCGGCGGCGTTGCGTCCCAGGTGATCCCTTCGGCGGCCTCGTTGCCCGAAACCGCCGTGAGGGTCACATCAGCAGCGGAGCCGTTCCAGAGGAAGAGCGAGAACCGCTTCTCCTTGGTCACGTAACCCACGTCACGGCTCGGCGTCTCGTCGAGCACGTAGCACTGGGCGGAGTAATTGGTCGACCTGGCCGACAATCCGGCCAACGGGACCGGAGTGAGTGGAGTGAGTGCGCCAAGAGCCATGTCAGATATGGGTCAGCATCTTGAGACAGTTACGCCACTGGGTCATGGGCGATAGGGCAGCAACCCCAGCGACGTTCCAATGGATCAGGTCAACCGGCGCGTTGTCAGTCATGGCGCCGGTGTTGGTAGCGGCCATGGCCCTAACCTCAAACAACCCCACCTTCCAGTCATAGGATGGATTGTTCCACTGGTCGATATTGATCGATTTATCTGCCAAAGAGACAGGGGCGAGCGGGTCAACCTGCCCGTAGACCGTGCCATGGAGCAGCAGCAGGGAACGTTTCAGTAACAACTCAGACATATCAGGCCCGCAACAGGCTCCAGGGGAAGGTACGGGCCGTCCCTGCCGTTTGAATCAAAAATACCGCTATCTCGTTGTTGCTCGGCACTGGGATAGAGTATTTGTGGGGTTCCGACTGGAGATCAGAAAAAGTTTTCAGCGTGCCCTCCGCAACTCGTAATTCCCCACCACCGACAGCACGGGTTTTGATCTTGAGCGCAAGGCTGTCGCCCGCCGCCATGTTGTTGGCGTCAACCACCAGCACATAGATACCGGCCCCGGTTTGGGTGGAAAGCTGATGCTCCGTGCCGATCTGTGCGGTCTGCGTGCCGGATGCTGCTGCTACAAGTCCCATGGTTTCTCCTTAGGCTGCCAACCGGATCAAGAGGTCCGGGACGGCATTAAATGTTCCACCGGTTTCGGTTTGCCTGAGTCCCACCCATTTCCCCCCATCGATCACAATTTCCTCCAACGAGGCATATACATCCCCTCCCCAAAACATTCGGGCGTCGGGAGCGTACCCCAACGGGTCACGATATGTGGGCGTGGTGGGATTGGTCCTTACCAGCAGGATGGGGCACGGCAATATTCCGCCGCTATACGCAAACGGCATTTTCCCATACAACGCAGACTCGCAAACTCCGGTCACCGCTCCAGCTTGATCCGTGCGTAATTCCGACCATTCTCCGTTTATGTATACTTGCGAATTCCACATCGAGTATGGGGCAGCCCACAGCGCATAGCCATAGCCACCAACGTATGCCAACGTGCTGGATATGCATATGCCCCCATCCCAAGCTCCGACCTTGTTAACAATGCTACCAAACTGCATGTTTTGCGCATAGCTGCCTGAGAACACCTTGATAAAAATTGCATGCGGGCCAATGGCAATAAAATGCGCTTGGTTGGCTGTAATTCGGCACTCCCCGCTACCCCCAGGCTGGGCCGTTGAGGCTGCCCCGGAGGTATACCCTGTGCAACCCCGAATGGCGGCTGCATCGGTGTATGCGTAATAAATCTCAAAATGCGCCCCGTCGGCGTTGTGCAAGTGGCACCGGCCGGAAACGTAATAGTCAATCGTCCAACCGTAGGCCTCGGCCTTGGTCTTGATGTGCTCGATAAATAGGCTGGTAGTCGTTGCTATAAAAAATTCGTATGCGGCCATGCGTCACCTCACGCCAATTTAACGGCGCAGAAATCGCCTATTGCTGATCTATACACGTCAGGAACCACCAGGTAGTTGACGCCGCTGACTGTAATCAGATTCTCCGCCGAATTGCCAAATCCGCTGACCCGGCATATGCCGTCAAGTGATCCATAAATTGAGGCTCGGTTGGCGTCGGTGATAAAGATTTCCTCAAGGAGGTATGAGCCGTCAAGCGCCTTGACCAAAACGCTGGCAATACCCGAGCTGACGCTCTTGGGCGGGCAGTACGCCGGCCCGATCTGATCCCAATCGCCGCCCGGCCGGCTGATGACGCCACTGAGGGCATTATTCGCCCAAAACATGCTGCCTCCCGCCGAATACAACTGCGTGGGAGACGTGCCCACCCCGCCGATAATCAGCGGATATGGGTATTGCGCATCGGTGGCCGGCGTGAGCCCAAACCCCATGTAAAGCATCTGGAACATAGTGCCCACCTTGGCGATCACAATGAATCTACCGGCATGCCCGACCATCCAGTAAGGGATGGCGGTATTCCATAAATAGACATACCGCATAGCGCTGCTCATTGGATGGGCGCCCAGGGCGCGACCAGAACGCCAGCCCCATGACCCCACCGCCTGCCAGTTGTAGTAGCCGGCGGTGGAGTTCTCAAAGGCGCCGATGCCGGCATAGATTTCATCCAGGCCGCTCTCGCCTTCGCCGCGCAGATAGAGCTTGGTCTCGCTCTGCTCCAGGATCGTCCAGCCGTTGGCCGCTGCGAAGGTGGCCAGAATGGCGAGCAATTCTTTGTAATTTGAGGCTGTGCCGCTGGTGTAGGCCATGTTTTAAATCAACCTCCAATGAGGGTGCGAATCGCCGAACCGTTGCGGCGGATCATGTTGATGATGGCGGTCTCGCCGTCGGCGGTGCGCAGGTAGTCGCCAACCATGTTCTTGTCCAGCACGTTGATCACCCGCAACTTGGTGTCGCCGGTCTTGACCGTGGTCGGGGCAGGCCCGGCCGCCATGCCGCCCTGGGCCAGCCGATTGCCCGAGGGGATGCGCGGCAGGGTTCCGCCGGCCAGGGCATGGGCCAGATTGCGGGGAAAGAGTTTGCGCCGGACCAGTTCCATGAACGGCAAGCCGTAGTAGTCGACCGCATCCACCGGGTGAACGAACTCCCTGGCCGTGAGCCAGGCCGGGATGTTGTCGGCGGTGCGGCTTGAGCTCCAGCCGGGAACGGAACCGCCCGATGCAAGGCCAATCATCCCCAGCAATCCGGTTCCAGCGGTGACAGTCCCGTCAGCTGCGGTGGTCGACCCGAATCCGATGGCGTTGAGCAACATCTGCTTGAGGATTATCTGCGAGAGCCAGGAAATGGTTGAGCGGGCAAAATCGATCAATGCCTCCTTGGCGGTCGCGGTCTTCGTAATATAGGAATCCCAAGCCGAAGACAGCCCGCTGGCCAACTGGTCGCCGACATTCTCACCGATGGAAATCATCATCTCGGCATCGGTTTGCATCTTTTCACGGGCATTTCTGAACCCAAGAGAAAGCGCGGCGCCCATGTCGTCGCCGGAAGCGATCAGTTTATCGTTGACCTGCTCAGCGAACAGGACCCCAGCTTTTCCGGCGGCGACAACAGCGGCGCGATATTCTTCAACCGATCCTGTGCCACGTCGCCAAGCCTGCTCGGTCTCTGCCAGTTTTTCGCGGGCAACCTGGGCCATGTTGGCATACGCCTCTTTGTCCGCCTCTACCTGCAACTGCAGCACGTCGCGCTTGGCTTTCAGGATATCGGCCTGCGTCGACTTGGGATCTGCCTCAATGACGGCCGCTTCCTGCTTTTGCAGGGCGATCTTCTCCGCCATGACGCGGCTGGCAATATCCATCTCAGCCTCGGCCCGAGCCAGGGCAGTGGGCAACCGTCCAGCTTCGAGGCGCTCCCGCTCCAAGGCAAGCAGGTTGTCTGCCGTAGCGATTCTGAGCTTTTCTGCGGCAACCTGCGCTTGTAGGTGGGCAGCGTTGACGGCGGCTTTCTCTTCTTTTTTGGCGGCGCGCTCAGCCTTGTTGGCGGCACGCTCGGCAGCCTTGCCCGCCTTTTCAGCGGCGTCCTGCTTCGCTTTTGCCGCTTCGGCGTCAAAACGGGCATTGATTGCGGCCCTGATCCTGACCTTGTCCTCTTCCGAGAACTGTTGCCCGATAGCCTTTAGCTCGGCGTCGCGCTTTTCGGAGATGGCCGCCAGTTCGTTTTCCAGTTGAGAGGCCGTTGCCTTGCGGCGCTCGGCGTTTTGTTTGTTGATCGCCTCAGTCACCGACATTTCGGCGGCGATCTCTTTAACCCCGCGCTGCTCGGAGGACAGGACGATGTTCTTCTGGGTCTCGGCATGCTCTTGTTCGTAGGTCTTGAGCTTTTGACGAGCCTGTTCAAGCTTGCCTTCGGCCAGGCTGATGTCCGCCTTTAGATCAAACGTGTTCTCGCCCCGGTAGGTCTCCTGGAGCTCCCTTTCCAGCCTGGCAACCTCGGCCTGTGCCGATTCGATGTTTTTGGAGGTCTGCTGCAGCTTGATGCTGGGATCGGAGAGTTCCTTCATCATTTGGTTGACGCGTTTCAGCTCGGCGACGCGCCCTTGAGCCTTGGCCAGCTCGCTGTCTGCCTTCTCGCCCCACAACGCCCACGCTGTTGCGCCAATCCCAAGCACGGTGGTGACGGCAGTGATGGGATTCACCAGACCAAAGATGGCGGGAAGCAAACGCGTGGTCGTGGCCGCAGTTGCGGCTGTTGCCATGCCATACCCAGACAGGGCGGCCGCATTAGCGGACACTGCGGCGGTGTTGGCTGCTGCCGCGACGCTCGCTGCTCCCAGCGCTGTGATGAATTGCCCAACCGACGCAACCGCAGCGGCAAGGCCCCGGCCCGCCAGCATTGCCAACGCGGTTGCCAGCGCCATAGCCCCGCCCTTGGCGACCATGTCCAGATTCTGCCCTAACCACTGGAGCGACCCAGCCATAATGTCGGTTGCGCCGGTGGCTTGATTGACCGAGGCGATATATTTGGCTGTCTCGTTTTTCAGATCGGCCATCGCTCTGCCAACAGTCGCCGGCATGGCAGCCGCCTGCTGCTCAATTCTATCCTTTGCCTTGAGGATCGAGTCCATCATCCACTGTGTGGTCAGCTCGCCAGCTTCCGCCATCTCACGCATTTTGGCAATGGACCCGCCAGCAGCGTCAACAAACACCTGGGTCAGTAGCGGCATGTTCTCAAGCACCGACCGCAATTCCTCGCCGCCCAGCCGGTTCGACCCCATGGCCTGGGCAAATTGCTGCAGGCCGGCGCTGGCCTCGCTGGCGGACGACCCGGAAAGGGCAGTGGCAAGGGCAACTGTTTTGGTCACGTCAGCCAGCTGCTGTTGAGTGACGTTGAGGTTGGCGGTGGCCAGGGCCATTCGGCTGTACAAGGTGGTGACTTCGCCCAATCCTTGATGCGCAGCCTTGGCCACGTCAACCACGGTCTGTTGTGCGGCCGTATAGTCCGCAGTGTTTTTGGCGGTGACCAGCAACTTGGCGTCCATGTTGCGCATGGCGTCGGCGGCGCCCGCGAAGCTGGACACCCACCCTTGCATGGCATTGATGGAAAAGACAGCTATGGCTGTTTGTTTGAGGGTGTCGAGCTGGCTGGAGATAGACTGCACCCCGCGCCGAGCCGCCGACAAGCCGACCTCCGCCTGACCGGCTTCTTTCCCCAAGATCTTGACAGCAGACGACGCCGAGTTTACGCTGTTTTCGAAGCCCTTGGTGATCGCCGAAAGGACAATCTCTATTTTATTAGTAGCCGCCATGCGTTTGAATCTTCCACTTGTGATGCTGTTGCTGGTTTCAGGTCCTGGAATCTACGCCCTGCTGTCGCTGTGGCAGCCGAGCAAATTAATGGTCCTGGCGGTGGTATTCGGCCTACCCATGGCGCTCATTGTCACCAGAGGCCTGATAGCGTTCTTCAGGTTACTCTCACCTACTTGTCACCGCTCAAGGCCTTGATCGCCGCCAGGAAGAATCCAAATCCATAATCCCACACTATTGGACCGTGGCCGTTGGCAATGAGGCAGCAAATTGCCCTATCGAAGAGGCTACGGTCGTCTTCACCGCATCGATCAGCGCCCGATCCATCCCGATCAGGCGCACTATTCCCAAAAAAGCGGCGTTGACCTCCTCGAACCCCTGCCAAATCTCTTCGATCTCGGAAGGGTAGAGGTCGAGCAGAACGTTAGTGTCCAATTCTGGACAGCCCAGCTTGAGCAGCGCTTGGCAGCGGTCGAGCATCGCCGCCTCGCCGTTATTGTTGAGCAGTTCCCACACCTGCCGCACAGGCAGCTCTTTGAGAGTGAACGACCGTTCTCTGATCTGGATGGTTTTTGTCTTTTGCATCGGTTTTCCTTGGTTTTGATTATCATACGATCTCAAACGGCCAGCTTTTGCCGGCTGGGGTGATCATGGACCCGCTGAAGCCGAGTTCCGGGAACCCGCCCTGGGCAAGCAGATCAAAGTCGCCCTCGGCGCGGATCTGCGCCTGCCAGACCCGCAGCTTGATGTTGCCGCCGCTTATATAGTTTTTGCCGTCCAGCAAAAGGCCGACGTTAATGATCGGTGAGGTGGCTCCGGTAATTTTGAACCCTGTTGCCGCCGCTTTGTTGCCGCTGATATGGAGAGTGTCGCCATCGATTGCTTCGTCGATGATTTTGATCAACCCGAGACGCGTGTTGACCTCGTAATCCTCTCCGGCTGTATAGGTGGTGAGGTCGGTGCTATCCTTGACCACGCAGGTGGTCAGGTCGGAATGCTCAATAGGTACCCATTTATTGAGAACCCCCGTCACCGTTGCCGTGTAGGCCCCTGAAGCTGCAGTGATATCGACCGCCGAACCCATGAAGAAGGCGGCCACGATCTTGGGATCGTAACGGTTCATGGTAAATGAGATGGTCGAGCTGGTGATCCGGGTGTACGAGTCGCCGTTCTGGCCAAGGGTGTCGCGACCATTGAGCTTGTTTTCCAGGGTTTCGGTCTCCACCTTGGGGATCAGCTTATTGGCGTTGCCGGACAAGTCGAATCCGGTGGATGCTCCGGCTGAAGTTAAGAAATCAAAGTACAGATCTCCGCCAAGAATCATGCCTTGCTGTGCAGCGTCCATCTTTATCCTCCAGGCAAATAGCCTTGGTTAAGTAATTAAAAATGCCCCAGGAACCACCCGAACAGAAACCTGCATCAGGTAGACAAGAGGCTTGGATTGCTCATATGCGCTCAATCCGGGATAGTCATATACGATGAGCGGCAACGATCCTTTTCCGGGAAATCTCACCTCATGCAGGGCGCCGAATGCACGATCAACCAAGTCGTAGAGCGCCGTTTCGTCGGTATTCCCATCCTGATCCACTGCTGGATGTGTTTCTATTTGCACCGCCACCCGCAGGTCAATCATAGCCTGCGGGCTATTTTCAATATTGGTTTGCGGGCAGCCATTGGCCCATACCCGAGCAAGCGGATAGGTCGGCTTGTCGCTGCCGATGCCGCACACGGTTGAAAACACGCCGGTTGCACGGAGCAGACCCCGGATGGAGTTGACGATGTCAGCGCGCATCATGGCTGTTCCTCGAGCTTGAGCACCGACACCCCAAAGGCGCCGTGATCAACACCGACCACTGTGTAATCGACGGCGTCGATGGTCAGCGCGTCGCCGTCATTGCCGGCTTGTAGATCCATGGCCCGCATTTCTCCCGTGAGGGCCAGCGCATACGGGCCTTCATGGTCTACAGCATCGCCCGCCAACCGATCAGACCGGTCGATAAACGGGATAACTCCAGATACGATTGCATCGCCGTTCAGGGTGGCCGGCGTGGTCAATTCTGGGGAAAAAATGCCGTCAAGTTCGAGTTCGAGGGGCATTACTTGTCTTTCCCGTTTTTCTTCGTATCGGGATCGAGGTCAGCGTCGATTCCATCATTTTTTACAGCCGGCATGTGCCGCCGTACTTGCGGGGCCGCCAAGTCGTACAACTCACGGCGGGCTT